TCATCTGCTACAACTGGGCGCTCCAGAAGGTCATTCTTCCAAAGCTTAATCTGAGATTCTTCAACGTTCATAGGCTCAACGAACTTACCAAGAGAGCTAACTTTCGTATAACCTTTCTTGTCGTAAACCACCTTCAGACGCAGCGGTGTAGCCTGCTGAACTGTTTTCAGCTGCTGTTTGACCCAGTTAATCATTTCTACAAACGAAGAACCCTCAAACTCTGCGTGATTACCGTTTACAGCGTCTATAACCTGTAGAATACGACCGAACTGTTGGTTATCGCGGTTTTGGAGATCCTCATCCGTCTTAACCCACATGTTCTTCTCATTCTTCCACTCTGTCATAGATGCAGTTTGGCCTTGCTCATTCTCAAAAATAATCTCTAAGAAGTCACGACCATTAGGTGATTTACTTACGTTCACTTCTTTAAGTGTTACGTTTTCGTTGATGCCTACAGGCATATAAGAGCTGGTAAACTCTTGATTGTTTGTTGTTGCTGTTTTTGTACTATACATAATTATTCTGACTTATAGTTCTTGTTATTTTCAATATATCCTAATGTTACCCATCCGACAAAAATATCAGGGTCGGCTTGCTTATTTAATTCAGCAACGACTGCGCTTACTATTTTTGCATTTTTTTCATCTAACGGTAACTCTGTACCAATTACATTTTCCATGCCAGGGCCTCCAGCTCTGACATAAATGTGTGCACCTGTATATTTACTCATAATTATTCTGGTTTATAAACACGTTCCCAATAGGTTGTTATGGATCCATCAGCATTTCCGGTCGCAATAATGATATCTTTTCCGGCAATATGCCTGGCTCTTGCTTCCATAATTGTACCATCTCCTCCGGATTTAAATGATATGTGAGTTTCATTTTCCTTTCGGTATACGTAGCCAACAGCGTCAGCCATGCCGCAGACAATCTTTCCCAGTTTTCCAACGAGGTCGATTTCTTTTGCATTGATTTCTTCTCCATCCTTATCAGTTATACTATCTTTAACGTGACCTATCAGGATAAATTCGTCACATAGTTCTTTGAACATGTCAATGACTTTCTTTACTGCATCTCGCAGATATTTATAACCTGCTCCACGAGCAAGAGTTGTAACGTCATCACCCTTCCAGTTCTTACCCAACTCGGTCTTCTGATATAATTTACATGCATAACTCATACAGATATCCTCAAGTCGAGTAGCATTATCAATAGTTATGTGTTTATAAAAATTATGTCCTACTTCCTCATTCTTAGCTCGAATGGCTTGTGCAATCTCTCCTAAGTCATTGATTGTACGTGCTTGTACAGCAAGTGCATCAATAAACCTAGATCCGCCTTCAAGGTCTATAATGAGATTATTTTCCAACTGCGCCACAGCACTGGTCTTTCCAGATTTTGGAAGCCCGTATAATATTAAATACTGGGGATTAGTTGAAACTGCAGGAACTTTAGTTGTAGGTAGTACTAACATACGTATTTATTTTTTAATTGTGATTTTCAGACCATCGATGTAAATAGTAGCAATGGTCTTCTTGATTTTCTGAGACAGACTCTCCAAGAACGACAGGTCGTCGAAATCCTTGAAATAATAGAGATCGAAACCGATCTGAATCGAGTCATCAAACAGCATAATCGGGGTGTCGCCAATATAATAGAGCGTATTAGTCTTAAACTTCAGCTTATTCTTATTGGTGTTATAGTTTTTGAATAACTTACAAGCATTCTTAAATGGACAACCTGCACAGTCGCCATTAATGATTGTTATCGTGTTCTTCTTCTCACCAATGATATTATCGATGATATCGTCGTGCTTAGGTGTAAACCACTCGTTGCCGGAGAGATAATAGTTCTTCTCCTTTATATCATCATATATAAGATCATCAAGAATCTTAGAATAGTTTGTGCACTTATTACTGGGATTGCTTGTTGTGTTAAGAGAAAAGTTATAAGTCTTCATATATTCAGCCTAATTTTAAATGTTAATACTTGTCGTCTGGCATTTAACATTCAATGAGATTATTATAAGCAAGGTCATTTTCGAATTCAAGAATGCAGGGCTTTCCTGCATCCCTATTTTTAAGTATATGTAAATACACTTTGTTTAAAGTAGGTAAATGATTAGGACCGTACTCTTGTATACCCAGAATTTCTGGTCTGTGTATAACAATTACATAATCGCTTGCTTGAAAAATTGCGTCAGATGACGATAAATCACTTCTCATAGGATAGTGATTGAATGGATTATTTATTCTCTCTGGTTGTTCAATATTTCTATTCATCTGAGCAATTTGTATAACCGAAGTTAGCGGAAATTTCTTTATTTGTATAAATACTCTTTCTAACTCACTTATTGTTTCTATTACAGAACCAACTTGTTTTGTTAACAACGCGTGATCATAGATCACTACAAAATGCTTATTAGTACCTTTTACGTACTGATGATAGAAATCTTTTATTGTTTGTTCTACTTGCGATGGAGTACCAGGACTATCTACAAAATAGATAGGGTATTTCTTTAGCTGATTGGAAACACTGACAACCTGCTTAAAAGTCTCTTCGTCTAGGTCCGTTTCCGAACTATACAGGGTAGAAGTCGTCTTCCTAAGTTTGCTGGACAACGTTCTTCCAACCTGCCTAAATCCAACCATCTCTAATGAGAAAGTAAGAACAATAATATCCTCAGAGGGATTCAAATCAATTATGTCACTTTGTACTAAGTTCGCCAACTAGACTTTCCTGAACCAGAAATTCCAGCTATGGTATAAACGGTATTTGGTTCAATACCTCCCATACATTGTCTATTAAACTTATTCCACCTGGTCTTCAGAGATACAATGTTATGTTCTCTTCTTCCTGCGATATAGTTTACTGCCTCTTGGGCTACTACAGACATGGGTCTTACGTTAGATAAGCTCTGTTCCATATGCGGATGTTTGTGTTAATTTATTGTCTGCTAACTCTTCTTCCACTGCTTCCCATTGGCTTCTGGTTAACCAGTTCCACATGGTCATCATATAACTTAAACTTCCCTCTCGCATTCTCTTCGAGATTTCGTAGTCTAAGCATTTTATGATGTGTTCTGCTAATGCTGAACTTTTTCCGCATTTAGTGTTGAAGAATTGTCTGCATTTGTTTACGTTTGCACGTAAATAACACTTTGTTCCATCTGTTCGCATAACGTATACAGGATACATCTCGTAGAAGATATCAAAATAACTCTTATCTGGTTGTAAGGCAGATCTGAGTTTATCTGTTACCTCATAGATGATCTTACCATCTCTCTCAATCGAGGTGATAAGTCCTGTAGATACTAAGTATGATATTTCGTCGTCGCTGATTAGGCTGACAATCTTGCGGACGTCTTGATATTTTGGTTGATTCTTATCCAATATCATACTTAGGAATAATAATTGATTTGCATTGATTTCTTCCGGTAAATCCAGAAGTTTTGTATTTACTTCAATAATCATCCCTTATACTCTTAGGTTAACAAGTTGGTTACTAAAATAATGATAATTCTTTTTCAGTAAAGTCAGAAATTATCTTTTTGGCTTCGCTGATATAGTACCTATAGTTAATCTTACGATCAGCTATATCGAGATCATCAAACTTATTTAAAATGGTCACTCCCGATTTGGTGAGCATATTTGTATATTTTAACTCACCGTTTTCTTCTTTTACTTTGTATAAATAGCGACCATTTGTTGACGCGTAAAATCTATTGATACGTTGAATAGGTTCATCTCCATATTCAACTTTAAATTTCCTATCTACGGCTTGTGACATAAGGAAATCACGGATATCTTTATCCTTCTCAATAAATTCTGTCACATCTGTTCCGGACGTAAAGTATGCTATTACGGCTTTTGGTATTACTACTGGAGCCAAACCTTTGCCTAACTTGGTCTTAGTTATGAACATACCTTTTTCTTCTATCTCTCCGCCTTTTAAGACACCAAAGTAGTCATTAACTGCGTATTGATAGAACGCCTCGTACTCATCTACTTCAAAATTAAGTCGCGTAATCTGTTCAACCTCAGAGATAGCTTCCTGAATTCTATCTTTAAGGCTGTTTTTAGCCTTATAGACGACTCCATCTGTATTGACCTGAATGATTTCACATCCGAGGTCTAAAAGCCTGTCTACGAGCATTAAAAGTATCAATTGGCCATTGATTCTTATCTTAAAAACATTGAACGGATCATACATCCAACTTACCTCCTGTTGCATCTTACCTGTAGGAGAATTAAGCACAATCTTTAAAAACAGGTTCTTAATTTTTTGACCAGTACGTTTTGCTTCTACTCGTTCATTATAGATGTTTTCGAATATATCGCAAAATAAGTTTCCCAAGTGACGCGGTCCCCACTTATATTTAATTAGAAATGAAGGATACATTGACGTAACGTCAGCGTGTCCTATGTGTTCGTCGTCATTTGGTAGGAATATTCCAGGTGTATTAATAGAGTGTATACCACCTACACCAATAGAATATACCGTATTTGAGAGAACAAACCTCTTCTCATAGCCTTTGCGTTCTTTTGAGTATACTATCTGTTTTTTCATATCCTCAAGAACGTCTTGTAACTTTGGATTTTTATATCGTATAAATGGCAGAATAACATCCTTTAATGGAATATAATCCATAGGAGAGCGCATACTTTTTATTACATCTTTGGGTATGCCCGACATCTCGCTGTATTTTTGTAACAGAAACGTTTCTGCCATTTTTACACTGTCCATAGATAGACAATCTATTCCGTGTTCTTGCTCTATAAACAGTCGTAGTTCTATCTGGTCTTTTAGCCTATTTAAAAGCTCTTCCGTAGAATCTACATCGTTTATATTATAAGCAATCATTTTGTCTATTTTGTCTTTCGGGAGAAATAAATTAAAATCTCCTTCGTACTCATAAACATTTTTATAATGCATCGTTACTTGCATAGTTTTTAAACCAACACGTAACTTTTTGCTAAATTGCATAGTGAGCAAATCCATAGAATAGAAATAGTTTTTATATCTCCACTTTTTCAACTTATCAGATTCTTCATCGTTCGATTCTACTATTGTTTTTGATAGATTAAACAACGAATTACAAATTATATGATACGACTTTCTAGATAATATTTTATAATAATCTATTATATAGTTCATTATAGTATCATCGTAGTTCTTGTTGTTGTAGCCACAAAATATAACTTGCGTATTACGAAAAAAATCAACTAATTCTGTTAGCTGATTTTTACGTTCTGATATTTCAAAGAAGTAGTATTGCCCATCTTCAGTATTCTTTGCTGTAAGATGAAATACGTTTGGAAATATTTCTATGTCGTAGACTATTACGTCTTTATTTCGTATTTTCATGGTTTAAAAACTCTTTTACGATGGTGGTCCGTATGAGAATCGAACTCATATCTTCTTAATTCATAAGACGTTCTAACCCTGTCGAAGCTTGAACTAACGGGCCAAAAAAGCCCACCGAAGTGGGCTCAAAAGTAAAGCTATGCCGCATTCTTATATTCCGGTTCGCCAATAAACTTTCGATATAAGCTACTATTCCGTGGTAAGAATGCTTTTATTGTCTTTCCGTCTACCTTAAACATTCCTACAAAGACGTTTTTATCTATAGAATGTTCATAGTTTGTACGGACTTGACCTACGTCGTCTTTTATAGGTATCTTGTCGTTTACCTTACGATCGTAGATTTTATATTTTGGTTCGCCTGTCTTTGGATCCTTAAAGAAGCTTTCCACACGTACCCAAAACTCTCCGTATTTGGTATCTTCTTTGTTTGTGCGCATCTTTACCTCCAAGGTCTTCTTACTAGGCTGACGTTTATTCTTATTCTTGTCATATATAGAAATAACGAAATTTCTTATATTGACGGTTGCTTCCTCTCTCTTCTTTTCCCATTCTGGCAAGAAGTGAGATTTAAACATATCCTCTTCTTTTGTATCTGTCAAGATGGGCTTAGGATTCTTTTTCTCCCACTTTAACAGTTTGTGCTGTACAAGTTGTTCCATGTACCATGCACTGTGCTTTGGTAGTCGCGTAAACGCTTTGTGTGTTATTTCTGGTTTACGCAGCATAAAGTATGGCGTTTTGTTTTTTGTTGCCTGTTTCTTTACCTTCTTTATTACTCCCAGGTCTACTAATTCCTGTATTTCCTTTTTTCGCTGCTTCTTCCAAGGAATTCCAGGATTTTTCCACGAGCCGTTTCCGTTCTTGTAGACTGTTATTTTTACTCTACGTGAAGGAATTGTACAACGATGTGCGTCTGCAGCTTTCTTTGCCTTAGACTTTTGTTTTCGGCTCATTGTGTCGGACGATACCTTCTTTTGCTTTACCTTGGTCGGTCCAACGTATTGCAGTTTCTTTGCATAAGGAAATATCCTTGTGTGTTCTGGCATAATTTCTCGCAATTTAGCCAGTATGCGTTCATCTCCGTCCAACCATCCATACTCGTTGCCTATTACCTTATACTTGATTTTGTTATCGGTAACAGACTTGATGATTGGTTCCTTATTATCCTTTGGGAACAGCATGAGAATGCTATACTGTTTTGGTTTAGCAAGCTCTTCTTCGAGTTGCTTTACGTACTTTTCAGTATCCTCTTCAGACAATTTTAGTGTCTTGCATTTTCTGCGGAGACTGTTTATTCGTAACTCGCGATATTTATTCTCGCGCTCTTCTCTACGTGTTACTGTATTATTATTGGCCATATTTGCATCCTTACTCTCTTGAGCAGTTTTTGCAATCGTATTGTTATTCTTCATTTTGATAATGTATTTAAATTAAACTTATGTTAATGTTGCTAGAAGCAATCGTAGAAGTCAGCGAGGGAACGATCCTCGTATATACCATCATATCTGACCATATTGTTTTATAAGGCGAGCTCTTTCTCAAATTTCTCACCGAGTTCAGTAATATCTATCTCGGTCTTCGAGTTAAAGTTCTCCATAGCAGTGTCGTACTTGTTTGCAGTGAGTTGCAAATCTTTTATGAGAGCAGCTATCTTAGCACTCGAAAAAGTTTCCTGCTTTCCTAACGCATTGAGGCCTTTCTTAGCCTTGAGTGTAGGATTCAATGTGGGTATCATTTTGAGCTGAGCAATAGCTTCCTTAGCTTCACCAGCCATAAAGATATTATAGTTGTTGGTCTTCTTGAATTTACTTGTATCGAACGTAGTAATACCCATATTTAAATACATGAGCATACCTTTTATAAGCACACGCTTATCTTGCATCTGTGTAATCTGATTATACAGACTCTTTAGGTCAAGACCAGAGCCTATGTTCGCTTTGATTGCTTTTTTAGACATCACGTTCTCGTTACGTATAATCTTCCAATACTTTATGATGTCAGCATCAAGCTTTTTGCGAATATTAATTATGTTACTCGAATTCAACTTTATTGATTTCTCCATATATGATTTTGATTTAAGTTAAATATAATGGAATTCGAATAATCATTTACCTAGTGATTAATAGCTTCTCACGAAGTCTAAAAACCTATACGACTGAAGGAGGGATGGAAGTCCCGCAGAACTCCATCGACACCCCGCAGAGTGTTATTCCTTCAGACATATGGATATGTTTTGAGATTTATTCTTAAACTTCTTTAGTTGATTAAAAGTACTAACAAGCTTAATCGCAATATGTAAGTAACCCGCAGATTCTTACAAAATCCCCGCAGAGATTTAGAAGCGCTCAATATGTTTTCCTCCTACCCAACGGGCAGAAAGTATTTCGAATGTATCTCCTACAGAATCAATCACCTTAAGAATCTTAGGCTTTTTCTCCTGTACTGTTATTACAACACCTTCGTCAACTTCAGGACAATGATGTTTACGCGTTTCTTGGTTACTAGTTCCTTGCGTCTTCCAGTAACCTTCATTGGACAAATGGCGGCAGATATCAAAGAATCGGTCAACTAACCAATTCCATTCCTTATTTCGGATTCCCTCCATAAGAGTCTCACGACCAAGTCCTTCTAAGACCGGTGTGTGAGCATTTGTTCCAGCCGTCATATCAACTAGAGCATCCCAGACTCGTAATGCAAACTCCTCAAACGAGATGTCTTTTTTACACTTTATCAGGTTGTTCCAAAATCGACCAAACTCAGAGTTCCAGCTATATTTACCTAACTGGATTAAGCCTTCTTCGGCTACTATGCGCACTTTAGTATAACGCTGCTTGCCATTAGCAGGCGTTGTTACACGGTCATAAATTTTAGGTTCCTTCAAAAGCGCCATTATCAAGTCACAGCTCTTTTCTGAAAGAGAACCTTTTGTGTTCATGATTACTCTGCGCTAGCTGGTTCGATTACGATAGAAGCGGAATTACCCTGCTTCTCAACCATCACTTTCGGTGTCGACTCGAGAATCTCCTTCTCGTACGTGTTCACCTTGTCCGAGTTGGACTTGATGGTAGACTCGAGTGCAGTGATCTGCGAGTCAATCTGCTTGCGGAGAGCAATCAGACGCTGACGCTCAGACTCGTTGTAGCTGTTAGCCTTCTCTACGAGAGCAGCGCCGTTTGCAAAGATACGCTTTGCTCCGTGCAGTGCATCAGAGATAGCCTCTTCAGTTGTTGTACCGAAGTTCTCGATACCAGCTACAACTGTTGCTGTTGCCTCGTCGCTTGTTCCTGGGTTGAACACAACCTTTGTTGTGCCGTCGGCAGTAGTCTCAATTGCCTGAGATACTACGTCGTGATCGCGAACAACGAAGCGGCGTGGGCTACGATTGGTGATGAAATCGAGGGAATTGTTCATCTCAATTTCGCGCTTCTTCTTATCGAAGTCGAGATGAGTCTCTTGAGCGCCAATTGTGAAGAACTTACCTCCTAAGGTACTACCAAGTGTACCAATGAATTTGCGATTTTTTGCTACGACCATAAGGTCGACATTCATTTTTTCCATATGTCTTATCCTTTTTGATATCGTGGTTGATCCACCAACGATAAGATTAATTACTAATGTTAAAAGTCTCTATAATGTAGTTTTACATCTTTGGTTCGAAGACTCTGGATGGTTGTTTAATCCTTTAGATTGGTTGCTGTTCTAACGGGAAGCACGTTTTTCTGGAATTATTCCCTAGACTAGTTATACTTCTATATTCCTCGACCCAATACATTTAAGTATGGCAAATGTGAAGCTCAACTCGTATAACGGGAATCCAACGGTAGGATTATCCGTGCCCATCCTCTAGCGAATTTGCTAATCCCTCTAAAACTTTAAATGCCAATTCTGCGTATCCAAACGCCAAATTTACTAAACCTTTCATATTAATATTTGTATTAAAATGCTAAAGAAAATACATCGCTTATACCCGTCAAAGGCTCTGATAATTCAGGATTTGCGGAGGGTTCCAGTGCTGAGATATAATTATGTAAGTCCTCTATACTTAGTTTTTAACGCGCATTACGGCGCTCCACAAAAGTTAAGTGAAATATCCTCGTAGCGTATTTTCCGAATAACTAAAAGGTGTTCACAATATCTATTTCTGATTATTTCACAAGCCTAACAGCTATAGACAAACGTGCTTGTTTCCTAACTTTATATGCCGTGCGTGTGGCTACGCGAGGAGTACGTTTCATTATCGGACAGTCTCTAAGTTTCAGAACTTTTCACAGACTTTACGGTTTATTTTCTTTGGCGTTTACTCGCCTCAATTTTCATATAGCGCATAGTATCGAGCCTTCAACTCATACGTTATTCACCTTGTCACCCACTTCGTCTTGCTTACCACGATTCTCCGAGACAGGGAGATGTGGCGCTGATTCATCCAATCAGCCCGCATACGATGTAATCACTGCGTCTTATCGGCTACAACGAAGCTGCCCATCAGTTTTGGCGTATTAGATTCTACGGACTTTGAACCACTTTGATTGCACTCTAAAGCTTCCCCATATCCGTTCTATCGTTATACTATCTATTCGCTCGGGTTCTCGACCTCAGTTCTTTTATACAACAAAAGGGGCACCTATCGAGGGACACCCAATATTGTTAAACATGTTATTACTCTCGTTTGTAGTTGCTTATCTTCATATAAAATATCTATGTCATAAAGTGGTTATTCATGCTAATATGAGGTTTCTAAGCCACAGAGATTAACAGTATAGCTACCACAGTTTGACTTTTATACTATCATCTGCACTACTCGATAAGGGATCTATTTCTACATTGGATTGAGCTTATGCTACTTATGCAGCATAGAATCACTTACCGAAAATATTGTTGTTTTGTCGTTCGAGCCGACTTACTATTTATGATACTGGTTATTTAATTCACAGCATCTGGTCATTATAAACACCCGTTTACCGATGCTTATTAATGTCATATCAGTCTTTGTTCGCGGACTCGTATCGCGCTGTACTGCTTATAGCTATATACACTCAGGAATTGCCCATCCTGCCAGTCATTCTACTTTTATATCCCGCATGAACGACCAAGGCCTGGCGGTCATAAAATCATATAATTCAGCCGTTTTACCCCATCGCCGGATCCCCTTCAACGGAGATTTGCTGAATCCAACAGCAAGGATTTACATAGGCGGCATATTTACGATACACCCCGTGAGTATTATCCTCACAATATTGTATTATACTATTTATATTTTTTCGAGCCTTCATATCGGGTTTGGACCCCTAGAGCACTACTCTCAACTTAAAAATGATATATCATATCTGTTTTGGACTTACTCTCGTCGTATGTTGATATCATTGCAGATTGTACCATATCATGTATACTCTCTCCCACAACATAAGTTTTCAGGTCAGATATGTTTCAACTCGTGTACGTTATACTAATCTTATATATCATCAATTAGCATGTCCGATACGGTTCGTTTTGCACTTCTTGTGTCTTATGCGTCTTCTCTCCTACAATACTCCAGACGGTTCTCTACTGTAGAAGAATAGGGTTGAATACAACGCTCTCCCTAATACATATGAGTTTTTCACGCTTATATGTCTTCCATCCTACCTTTTGAGTTTCTCACCGAATTAGGTTCGGCTAACATATTCTCGGATCCAGTAAATTTATTGTAGCATAAGCTAATGAGGCTTACTTTTCGCCAGTTCCAGGCGAGCCACAATTGAGTATTTCGTTCAGACGTTCGCAGTCATTTATTTCCTGCGTTTCAAATATCGACACATCATTGCTATCCGAACGCTCTTTACACTTTATTAGATAGTATACTGGGACATTAACCATGACAGTGTCTGGTTTAGCCTTTTCTACCATTGGGGAAGGCGTGTGAACCTTCTTCCATTTCACCTTAGTTACCTGCTTTATCACAGTATCTGTTTTGGTGACGAAAACAGTATCTGTAGCCTTTTGTGCCTGACTTAGCTGTAAGTCCAGGGGTAATTGTACGTTGCTTACATCTGGTAAATAGCTGTAAGGAAGTACTTCTGCAGCGTTAAGTGTTTGCGCTTTATGGCTGTGGGAATTATCCAATGCGAGGCCAATTCCAAACATGGCAAAAGCGATACTGCAGATAATTGTTGTTAATCGTTTCATATTTTGATAATATTATTCGCCCCAGAAAAACGTATTGTACATACGCTTTATATGACCGCTAAATCGGCGAAACTTTTCCTTAACGGTCGTTATGAGTTTTTTGACTCGTCTTTGCCTTCAACTTTGACATATACGAGTTCCTTCACATTGCTCAGACTATAGTCGATGAGCTGATTGAGAGGATTGCGGAACAAGTTGGTGATAACGCCTGCATACTGTTGAGCGTTGTGCTCACGAACTTCTGGATCTACCGTAGTATAGTCTACATTTGGATAGAAGCAGTCCCAGATGCTTGCGAATATCTTCATTGCCGTCTTGTCTGCTGGAGTATCAGATGTGAACAGTCCCTTCATTGCGAGCGCTGCATCTTCAGAAGGATTGAGAACAAACTCCTTCGTGTTGTTCAGATTTTTAATCTCCTCTTCGCACACTTTGATGTTATCGTTCTCCTTTTCAATGGCCTTAGCGTTAGCCTTCTCGTTCTTCTTAAGAACTTTGATGTTGGCCTTGTGCGCCTTTATCGCATCTTCACGAGCCTTTACCTCAGATGTGATAGACCAGAGGATCAGAACTTTAACAATGTCCGCAACGAGAGAATCTTCAATCTGAGTAGCGCCAGTCTTCTTAACGAGACTCGCTCTACGAAAACTACTGAAAGCAGATATAGGACTCTTAGAAGATTCTGTCGTAATTCGCATATACTTTGCGATACCGTTAACGGAAAACGGACAGCTGCCTACAATCTCTGTTATCTCCTGAAGGAGGTCTGCACGAGATGTAGAATTAATCTTCTTGATTTCAGCCATCTTCTTCTCTTCATCTTCAAGCTTATTGGCCTGAATGATAAGATAAGCCTGATAGAGGGCAATTACACGCACAACTTTGTCATACGGACGCTCTCCACCGAGAGAAAGGACGTGATTTGCAGCTTTTGCGAAATCCTTGATGCTTGTGAACTTAGTTGGGTCGAGCTCAACTTTTTCGTTCTTAGCTTCATTCTCTTTCTTGGCGGCTTCCTTTGTCTCTTTCGAAATAGTCACAGCATTGCTGTTCAGAGTTACCATTCCATCTTTGTCTGGAGCGGGAAGTGCTTTTGTGTCTATTTGCACGCCCAGCATTGGAGCAACTTCTTTAATTGCGTCAAGCTGAGAGACGCGCATCTTTTGGGCAAAATCACTTTTCCCAAACATGATTTCAGAAGTCATGACAGCAACATAACCGATTGCTGTTATTGCGTTGATCTTCTTCACAGCCTCTTCTGGTACTCCATTCTTTTCTGCAGCATTCGGTTGCATAAAATGACGATCCAATCCGGTCAAAAGGTCAACCTGATGATTCGGGTCTAACCCAGACTGAGATACCGGCATTTGGGCAACTTCTTTTAATGTTTTGGTCTGAATAACTTCGACCTGCTCCTGCTGCTCTGGAGCATTTATCTTCTCTGCTGCCTTTTCTGCAGCAGTTTTGTCTTTTTTAGCCATTTTGATAATGATAAAAGATTAAATACTTAAGTTAATTAACACTAGGTGATGTTTGTAATTCATGATGTGTCGTGGAACATTAAATAAGGTTGGTCGCGTGTTTTAGCGATCACCTTATTTACTAAGGCATCATTATAATCACAAATGTAATCCTTACCTACAGGGTCTTGCCGCAAATTTTGGGCATATGTGGCCAACTCAAAATCGTCTGTCACAAGATAACATGTCGTACCTGACGTATTGAGAGGCGCCTGCATGGGGCATTTGTGAATAATGGTGTCTTTGTTTTGTTCTGAACTTGTAACAGTGCTGGATACAACACTAGCTACTACGAATGCTCCGACATACGAAACAAACAATTTCCAGAATAGGCTATCATCTTCGTTATACCGCGCTATACACACGATTGCGAGAAGGCCTACCAAGAACAAAATAAAGGTCATCATCTTTAAAGTTGTTTAAAATGTTTTCTAATTTGTTTACGCATCCTAAACAATATTGACTTTATAGTTCCAATTGGGATAGAAAGCTTTGAACTAATAGTACTTACTGGCATATTATCTTTATAGAATAGCATACAAACGCTTTTCTGTGGTTCAGGAAGTTTCTCAAGCTCTTGTAATATTGTGTTATACGTCATCTGATTGACTAAGTCAGTTTCTGCATTATACACAGAACTTCCATACGGTAGTCGGTCGTATGAATCTTCTTGTACTACTTCGTGCTTGTTTATTTCCCTAAGATAATCTATAGCCGTTCTATTAGTTAGCGTTCTCAACCATCCTCCAAAAGAAGAATAGTCTTTGAACATCGAGAGTTTGTCATAAACCTTCAAAAACACTACATTAGTAATGTCTTTTGCTTCGTCCATATCTTTTATATACCCGTAAAGTATATTGTCGACAAAAGATTTGTACTTGTTGAAAAGTTTATTGAAAGCTGATATATCACCAGCTTGAGCCCTTTTGATTATCCCAATTTCTTCTTGGGTGATTCTTGGATTCTTCATAATCAAAACAATTAATCGGTTTATTAAGGTGTCACTCCTATGTGCGTAACCGAAACGCTTATTGTGGGCCGTGAGAATACCAATCTCTTTAGGTTTTCGGCCCTAAAAAGGCAAATCTTCCAACATTATTTCCGTATGTATTGATTTAATTGTGTCTACCATGCGCATATGATATAGTATACAATATTCCTTTGGAATTACGCCTTGATTCTCTAATTTGTTCAACATTCCTGTTGCGATACGTAATTTCACGTTCATAGTTCTACTATCGTCTATCATTATTTTGCATAATATATTTTTGTTGACCCAATTTAAAAACTTCAATGCACCTGGTCTTAATATATATAAAGGTTCGTCTTCTGCAGATGTTCCAGTAAATAATGTATAATTAAATAATACATTACCACTGTTCGCATACGCCATCATAATATCTGATGGCTTCATTGTGGAATTTACTTTTATAGTACCACTTTTAATCAATTTATTGGAAAATACACTAAACATATACATTCCTAATTGTCGACAGATTCCTGTGCGCATTTGAATAGATAATCTGTTAATTTATTCACGTAATTGAATTTTTTGAATTTTGATTCTTCTGGTTCATCTACCTCTGGCAATAGAGAACGTAAGAATGTAGATATAATTTCTACCTTAATATCTTCTTCCGACTTTCTATATTTGCCGCTCTTATAGATATACTCTATAGGCAAGAGATTCTTTCTAAACCAAATTACCCATCGTTCTACCCACTTCCAATATTTATACTCTTCTATGTTTTCTTGGTACAATGTTTCATAGTCTATAGTTTCGCCGAATGACATTTTCAATGTATCATTCGGTATACTTAAAACCTTTTCCCAAGTTATGTTCTTATTGAATTGTACATATCGGTAATGGTCGTATA